ATTACGGGTATATTTCACCGCAAGATTTTAATTTGTTTGCTAAACAAGCGCAGCTAGATATATTCGATGATTATTTCTATCAATACAATCAATTAATAAATAAAGAAAATGCTCGCCTTTCGGGCACGGGGTATGCCAATATTACTAAAGGATACGAAGAGGTTATCGATATGTTTTCAGAAACAAAAACGCTAACTCAGAACTTATTAAATGAATATTTCTTACCATCTCTATCAACGACATCTGATGACTATTATTTAATAAATAAAGTTCTTTGTTTTAGTAACGGTGTATTACAAGGTGAAGCTGAAAAAGTAACTAATAGTAAAATAACTATGCTAAGAGGTTCGAATCTAACTTCACCAACATTAGTATTTCCCGCCTATTCTTTACAAGGAAACTTTATAACAATTTTCCCTACACAATTCAATGGATCTACCGATATACAGGCTCAATATATACGCTATCCTAAAGATCCAAACTGGACTTATATAGCAGTGGCTAATGGAGACCCTGCTTTTAATCAAAGTCAAGCTGACTTTCAGGATTTTGAATTATCACCAGATGATGAAACATCACTTGTATTTAAAATACTACAGTACGCTGGCATGTCAATTAGAGACATACAAGAGGCTCAGTTTGGAGCAGAGCAGGAGCAAATGGAAGAACAAAAAGAAAACTAATGGCATACTTATCTGAATATCAATACTACGAGAACGGAGGAACCTTACCTACTAATGCAAATTTGGGATCATATCAATATTTATCTTTAAGTAATATTGTAAATAACTTTATGTTAATGTATGCTGGAAATCATGCATTAATAAATAACGAAGAAAGATATAAGATTTTATTTCATACTAAAAGAGGTATACAAGAACTTAACTATGATGCCTTTAAAGAAATAAAAGCGTTAGAGTTAAAGGTATTTGATACTCTTACTTTTACTTTACCCTCTGACTACGTCAACTGGGTTAGAATATCTCTTTATAAAAATGGATATTTAAGACCTCTTACTGAAAATATACAAGTTAATTCTGCGACTTCATATTTACAAAGCGCCACAGGATCTTTAAGTTTTAATGTCAACGGAAGTTTAGTTACTACTACATCAAGCTTAGACAGTGAAAGAATTTCTGGAGCTCAAAATAGTATTTATTTAAATAAAAATAACGCTAGTAGTAGTGAGCCTATAAATGCAGATAATCCTGAAGGTTGGAGAGATTATAACATTGGAGCTAGATTTGGTTTAAATACTGAAACCGCTAATGCTAATCCTACTTTTAGAATTGACAAAAAAGCTGGAGTAATAAATTTTGATTCTACAATGGCTAATGAGCAGTGTGTTTTAGAATATATTTCAGACGGCATGGAAAATGGAAATGATTCTTTGGTGAGTGTAAATAAAATGTTTGAAGAATATCTTTACGCATATGTAAAATATGAAATATTAAACAATAAATTTGGAGTACAAGAGTACATAATAAATAGAGCAAGAAAAGATAAAAGTTCTTTATTAAAAAATGCAAAGATTAGAATAAGTGATATTCATCCTGGAAGACTTTTAATGAGCATGAGAGGACAAAACAAGTGGCTTAAATAGAATGGCAAATATTCAAAGAAATTTTATCGCAGGGAGAATGAATAAGTCTCTTGACGAAAGGCTTATACCGAATGGTGAATATGAGGATGCATTAAATGTAAGGCTAGGATCAACTGAAGGGTCTGAAATTGGTTCTGTAGAAAACTCAAAAGGTAATACAAAACTTACTTCTCTTCAATATGAAGAAACAGGATCTACTGAGGGATCTACTTTATTAAGTGCTCAAGCAAGATGCATTGGTTCGTTTGAAGATGGTAAAAATAATCGTATTTATTGGTTTGTTCATGATCCAGAGTTTACTGTAGGACCTACTGGTAAAATAGATCTTATTGTTTCTTTTAATCCAACTACACAAAATTTAATTTATCACGTTGTAAGTATTAATGATGGATTTTCTTCTAATACAACTTTAAATTTTAATCCTAAATTTTTAATAAATGGGATTGACCTAGTGGATAATTTATTGTTTTTTACAGATAATGTAAATCCACCTAGAGTTATAAACGTTACAACAAATTATTCAAATCCTGTTTTTAATAATGATGTTATTACAGCAGAGCAATTGATGGTAATAAAAAAACCACCTGTAGAATCTCCTGTACTTAATTTATTGTCTCAATCTAATTCTTTACAAGATGATTTTTTAGAAACAAGATTTATTTGTTTTGCTTATAGATATAGATATTCTGATGGTGAGTTTTCAGCAACATCTCAATGGAGTCGTCCTGCTTTTGCCCCAGGGTTTTTTAATTATAATTTTACTGATAATTTAAATCAAGGAATGCTAAACACGATTACTTCGATAGGTATTCAGTTTGATTCCGGAAGTTCCTTAGTAACTGGCATACAACTTCTTTATAAAGAAAGTACTGATAGTACTATAAAAATAATAGATACTTTTAATAAGTCTATTCAAGGATATGCAGATAACACTAAATATTCTTTTTCTTTTAATAGCAGTAAAATATTTACAATTCTTCCACCTACAGAACTATTAAGGCTTTACGATAATGTTCCATTACTTGCTCAAGCTCAAACAGTTATGAGCAATAGGTTGGTTTATGGTAACTATATTGAGGGTTATGATTTAAAAGATGTTTTTAACGTGCCTATTCAACTTAATTATGTTACAGGGTTAATTCAAGGGGAAATAAAACAAACCGCTTTAACTTCTACAACTGAATCTGGAAATTATACTTTTGGAAGTACTCAAACAATTCCTAACTCAGTAGCAGTTATTGATTTTAGCTTAATAGATCCCCTTACAGAATTAATAGCAGGATCTTCTATAAATATTAATTTTACATTTGAGCATTATAGTTTTGATCCAACTGCAGGAGAACCTACTACTATTACAAATAACATAAATATTAATTTTGTTTTTGATTTACCAGGAAATTACAATTCTGTTTATGACATGGTTTTTTCTAATGATTTTAAACAAGCAATAGGAACAGTAGCAAATATAAAACCTGTTTACGCTGCTTCTGGAGAAACATCCTGTGATGGATTTACTTTAACTGATAATATAAATTGTTTAATTTCAACAACTCTTGATTTACCATCAACGGGCACGGTAACAAAGTTTCAAAGCGGAATAACAGCTGCTAATCAGCCCATAAAAATTATTGATAATGATCCAGGAGTAAATAAATTAAAGCTTCAAATGCCCGCAATGAGGTTTGTTGCTGATCCTACCGCACCTGTTTCTGGATATTATGAGTATTATAAAGTAATATCAGTAGAATCAGTGTATACTAGCAATGGCAATCCATCAAGCTTGCACAGTAACAGGGGCTATGAAATAGGAATAGTTTATATGGATGAATTTTTAAGATCATCCACTGCTTTAGTTAGTCCTACAAACACAATTCAAATTCCATGTTCTGCTTCTGTTAATCAAAATAAAATAGAGGTTACTATACCCGCTGTTCAAAGAGCTCCTTACTGGGCTAATCGTTATAAGTTTGTTATAAAACCAACTAAGTCAACTTATGAAACTATATATTCAGAACAATATTTTAAAGATCCAAGATCTAATAGTTATTTCTTTTTATTAGAAGGAGAAAATGCAGCAAAAATTGAATCTGGTCAAAGGCTTATCGTTAAAAGAGACACATCTGGTCCACTTACTCAATGTGTTGAAGTAGTTGTTATTGATAAAAAAGTTCAAACTAAAGATTTTTTAGAAATAATAAATCCTCTTGGTCCACCTTTGTCAAATCCAATACCCGTAGGATATTATATTAATGTGCCAGCTGGACCTTATATGGAAATAATACCTAACGGAATTAACATTAATAAGAACGATGGATTAGGAGGAGATTCAATATCCTATCCATCAAATACAATTTCTTATCCGGGCAATAAACATCCCGAAGGTTTTGCTATAGGTCAATTTAGAGTTAATATTGAAAACCCTGACACAACTGCCGCTGCTAATGCAGCATATTTAGACTACTCTATTCCTCAAGGAAGCGTTATAACCATATCCATAAATCAAACTATGCTGGGGGCTAAAGGCCTTATTTCCTCACAGGAAAGAAACAATTTGTATGAGTCTCCACCGTTAATTGCATCGACAAATTACTCTAATTTTAAATCTTGGTTTGATGGTGATAACATTGGTGAATTAATCACACGAGACAGTACGTCTGATCAAACAGGTTCAGCACCTACTAATACATATCTTTCAACTGAATTACTTGTTGGTGGTACTAGTGGAGTAGTTCCTTTGTCTAGAATCACAAAAGGTAATGCTAGTAATTCTATAATTCCTCTTTCTGATAAGGTACTTACTTATCAATTTTACAGAAGTGATCCCGCAAATAATGGAGATAATTCTTTGTGGTTTTTAGCAACAGGTTTTCAAAGTCAAAACGCTTTTACAAGCAGCAGCTCTGTAGTGTCTATTAATATTACTGTTCAAAGAGCTAATGAAGGTGGTTTAGTGGTTTTTGAAACTATTCCATCAGATGCTTTGTCTGATGTTTGGTATGAAAATGAAGAGTCATTTGAAGTTAATGACATTGGGGAGCATGAGGGTTCATTAGGATGGCAAAATATTAGTACCAACACTTCGGCGATAGTTAAAACAAGTTTTTTTGATTGCTTTTCTTTTTCAAATGGAGTAGAAAGCTATACTATAAGAGATTCAATAAAAGGGGAAGCATTTGCTTTAGGTAATAGAGTAACAACAACTTCAGAGCAAGAATATAAAGAATCACATAGATTTGCAGACCTTACTTACAGTGGCATATTTAATGATGAATCTAATGTAAATAGATTGAATGAGTTTAACTTAGGACTTTTAAACTTTAAACCACTTGAAGATTCTTTTGGATCAATACAAAAGTTATACGCTAGACAAACAGACATACTCACGCTTCAAGAAGATAAGATTTCTTATGTACTAGCGGGAAAAGATTTACTATCAGATGCAGGAGGAACAGGAGCATTAACATCTGTGCCTACTGTACTGGGTCAGCAAATAGCTAGACTAGAAGAGTTTGGTATAAGCAGAAACCCTGAAAGCTTTGCAGTTTTTGGAGCAGATAAATTTTTTACAGATGAGCAGCGAGGAGTTGTTATTCAATTAAAGGGTGGTGCTTACAACAATGAATCTCTTGCTGTTATATCTGAAACAGGAATGCGCGGATGGTTTAGAGATTTGTTCCATGATAATTTTGATTCACAAAAATTAGGCGGTTTTGATCCTTACATGAATGAATATGTTTTATCTGCTAATAGCATTAAACTTCCATTTGCTGGGAATTGTGATGTTTGCGGAAGTACAAGAAACGTAAGTATAGAACAAGGAAAAGTATTTTCTTATTGTGTAGATGTTACTCAAGAAGTGGGAACTGTAGAAATAGAGTATGTTATTCCTTCTGGAGGAAACGACAATATTATAACTCAAGACAACACTCCTAATGTGGGTGGAGGTCTAGTCAAGATGATCACAGAAACTGGATCAAATGATCCATTAGGAAATGACATTGTTATTGAAGATTCTACTAATAATAACACATATACTATTTCTGCGTTTTATAATGGAATTAAAACTACAGTAACAACAAATGTAAATGGAATTTTAATAGTAGATAAAAATTCTGTATATGCAGATAATTTAACTGTAATTGTTTCTTCAAATAGTATTACGTCAGACACTTTAGAAATCACAGTAGGGTGTCCAGTAGCAGATAATATAACTATATTTAATGTTACCATTACAAGTAACTCTGATAGAGATAAATTAATTCATAATCAATATAGATGGGACGATTTACCTTTTAGATCTGCACCTCAAGGTAATCAAGTTAGGTTTAAGTCAGGACTTCAAAATCCATTACAATCTCAATTTATTGAATTAGAAGCTCCACAAGGAGCAAACCTCATTCCTGGGAATGGATCAACAGTTTCTATTATTAGTCATAAAATTCCTGGAGAAGATAATTACGATTTTCAGCCTAATACAAATAATTTTAGATATTTAAGAACATCTACTTTTTATGGAAAATCAACAACGGAACTTAATGCTCTCCTAGCCGCTTCTACTATAGCTAGACCAATGAGTATAACTCAAGCTCCTGCAATATATTCGGCAGATTTCGTAATGCCAACAGGAGGCGCTAATGATTATCTTTATTTAATATGGGATTATAGAAATTCTACTCGGATACAATTGTGTTTTTCTAATGTAAGCGCAAATAACGCGTGTTGTGTTGGCTGTAATGTTGATATAAACCCTGACACGACCACTGTTATACCTGGTAAGATATTATGTAAAACACACACATTGACTTCGCCTTCAGAGTGTATTACTTATTCTTTAAGAAATGACGATAGTGGAGGTGCGAGTACTAATGTAGACTATACTAAATGTATTCAAGGAACACCTGGAGTTGTAAGAAATTTATTTCCAGATTTACTCCCGTCACAAGAGCCTGAAGTATGTTCCTCTACAGTTCCAGTTTTTGATAATGGAAACGGAACTCCTCAAGCAGGAGCAGCATGCGGAGGTTCTTCTAATACTTTTAATTGGTTGTCTTGCGATGGTGTAACTGAAAATACCGAAACAGTTCAAGCAGGAAAAAATAGTGTAGTTTGCAGTCAAAGTATACCTATAAGAACATTAGGAACTAGCGGAACAATAGTTGGAGGAGCGGTATGCTCAGAATATTACTATAAAGCAAATAATTGTAATGAATCATCAGATATAGCTACAGTATTTTTGTCTGCAAATAAAACCTTAGGACTTTATAATATAGGAAACGTGGTTTATTATGATGAAATAAATTTAAGCGGTTCTAATATTAGTACAAGAAAATGCGCAACAATAACAGAAAGAAATATTGGAAATGGAGCCAATGGAGAAATATTAGGAATATCTATAGGATGTCAAGACACAACTTACTGTCCATCTCTTTTAGACAATACTCCGGTTTGGATGTTTGATTTAAATGAAAATCAAGGATCATCTACAGCTCCTACTCCTAACAGTGCACGTTGTGTCATTCCAGTGTTTACTAGCATAAGAATAATAGCTGATTTATTTGATGTTAATACTTTATTTTATGTTAATAGGGCATTAAATACGCCTTTTAATGGAAATAATAAGTTTTTCGCTTTTCGACAACCCCCTCCTGCTCCTGCACCGCCGTTTGCAGAACAAGGTTTTCCGCAAGGATGGATTCAGATAGATAACAATGGAAGAGTATTGGCATATCAAAATTTTTAAAATATAAGTAACTTTACATTATGGCTACAGCTAATGAGTATTATATTGACACTTTAGATTTTTCAACTGCAACAGCAGTTTATACTGATGAAGCACTTACTACGTGCGCTGATAATGGGTTTTATCAAATGGGTGGTGTAAATTCAAGAAAGCAAGTTGATTGTGTTAATGGTGTTGGCGGAAGACTTTTAGATGCTCAGGCTTGCGACTCATGTACACCTCCTACTCCAAGCGATAAACCTTTGCCTATTATTTCTTATAACGTGGTGGATACCATAACTCAAGTTAATGATAGGGTTATTTTTGATAATCGTTATGTTGAAAACACATTAGTAACAACAAGTATAAATAATAATTGTTGGAATATAATATCACCAAGCACAGTTACAACTACTAATAATATTGTCACAACATGTATTATTCCTTCGCCGCAAGCCACTTCTTACTATGCGGTATACTCATGTCCTGACGGAACAAATAGATCTAGAGCATATACTTATATTGATCCTTCTTCTGATTCTCAATATTTTGATACGAACACAAATATTTATTATGTTTACACTGGAGAGAGTTCTGTTTTTAATCCTCCTCAAAATGAGGTAAATAATAATTTACAAAGAATAGGAACTGAAACTGGTTGTCCCACTCCAGAAATTGTATATACATATTGGACAATATCTGAATGCGACAATCCTTTGAGCTCTTTTATAATGAGAGCTAGTGCCACACAAAATTTTGCAAATCTAGGGTCAGTTTCGGTAAAAACTATAGGCTCGGATATTTGTTATAGTCTGCAAAACCAAAGACAAGGAAGTTCTATAACTTATGAAAAATCATATGATAGTACATCTGGTGAATATACGGGATGTACTGAAGGCGCAACTCCTTGTGTACCACCTCTTGTAGTAAAAAACACTTTTCCTGTCAGTAGACCTGGGGTAGCTGATAATTTTGTTCAACAGAGCACTAGTAATCCTAGATCTCCTGGAGATAAAGTTATAACTAGCATAGATTCAGAGTGTTGGACTTTAGGAACAATTACCACTGGAAGCACATCAAATACAATAACTGATAATTGTCCTATACCTCCTGAATGTACTTTATATTCACTAGTTCCAGGCTCTGGAAGTACAGCAACAATATCGGGTAAATTATGTTCAAATGGAAATAATGCTAGTTTTACCTCATTAGTTGATCAAACATTAGTACAATGTTTTAAAACTGACAGTGCAACAGGATCTGGAGCCGGTAGTACTTTTACAACACTAGAACAATGCGTTGTAAACTCTGAACCTCAGCAATCGTATTGTCATTATGAAGCTATAGCTTGCGGACCTCCGTATGATTATACTATAATAATTGTTAGATCTTATGATTGTCTTCTTGATCAAACCATGACCTCAACAGGTAAAGCTGCGATTAAATTTAATAACGGAAGTACATGTTATGAAATTATAGGTCGATCAAATCAACAGACTGAAACTAATACCGTAACATCAATTTTTAATAATGGTTGTTCAGAGTGTAAACCTACACCATCAAATTGTTTTGAAATAACCGGAATTTATTCTAATCAATTTTTGGATTGCCTACCGCCAACAACTGGAAATACTTGGTATTCAAACAATGCTAATTTTGCTCTTGCTACTGAAATTTATTTAACCCCAGAAGATTGTGCAAATAAATCTTTAGCTCCTTCTGGAACATATACTGCAACAGTGGATGGTTCTGGTCTAGCTCCGCCATCTGCCGGACAAGTTTTAATATCCAGACTATACAACGGCGCTTTTAGAAGTAGTAATCCAACAAAAAGATGCTTTTCGGAAGGAGGAGTTGCTCCAGAACCTGATATTACAATTACTTTAACAAGCTATGATTTTTCAGATGTGGTTGGCGGATCTGTAGGAGAAAAAGATGAACCAGGGGCGGCTTTTTATGTTGATCCAGAGTTTACTGTAATAGGAGATTCAATAACTGAATCTCCAGGTAACCCCCCCGGAGGTCCATCTTCTTTTTTCAATGCATTGCCTTCTCCAGGGCGAGAGCAAGGAAAAGGACTCACAAGGCTTAGATTTAATCAAGGATGGCAAGGTATAGGGCAACAAAATACTGAATATGTTCCCAATAATTGTTATTCTAACTGTAATGTTGCATGGAAAGTTAGTTTTTTTGTTACTCGAATAAACCAACCAACATTATATGTACAAGAATGTGATACTCTAAAAATGCATACAGTTGCTATAGATCAGCTAGATAAAGATGAATTTAATGTAGTGGTAGGTACTGTTATTATTTTTACTGCCAGGGTGATCGCGCAATATGGAATGGCAAGTAATATAATCTTATGTGGGACAGTAATAACACTAGGTTCTTATTACGGACCTGATACTTTATTTATAGGATTACCTTCTTCTGGTTGTCAAAGTTCTGAATGTTTTCAATAATAAAATTATTATATTTGTATATAAAATCAAATTAAATGAAATCTATTTTTGTGCAAATTGCGAGTTATCGTGATTCAGAACTTATTCCAACAATTGATAATTTACTACAGAAAGCAAAAAATCCAGAACGTTTAAAAATTTGTATTGCTCATCAGTACTCAGAAGATGATGAGTGGGATAGGCTTGATAAGTATGCAGATGACTCAAGATTTATTGTTATACAAATACCTCATGATCAATCTGGAGGAGTTTGTTGGGCTCGTAATCAAATACAACAACATTATAACGGAGAAGATTATACTTTACATTTAGATTCTCATCATAGGTTTATTAAGGACTGGGATGAAAAATGTATTAATATGCTTAGTGAATTGATAAAAAGCGGGATAGAGAAGCCTATGCTTACTACTTACTCTCCTTCTTATAATTCAAATACATATCCGGATTATATGGACGTAAACACTTATGGTATGCGTATTCATGAATGGATAGATGGTGTTCCAATGTTTCATCCTAATAATCTTATAGATCTTACAAAGCCAATGCCTTCTAGATTTTATTCAGGACACTTTTCATTTACATTAGGAAAGTTTTGTAAAGAAGTTCCTCACGATCCTTTAATGTATTTTCATGGAGAAGAAATTTCAATATCTGTAAGAGCTTATACTCACGGGTATGATATGTTTATTCCTAACATTCAATTAATTTGGCATGAGTATAGAGCAACGGGAAGAAAAAGACATTGGGATGATCACCAAAACTGGGATAATAAAAATAAAATATCTAAATCTAGAGTTAGACAACTATTAGGTGTTGATGGTGAAGTGTGTTCGCCATGTAACGAAAACACATTTAAACTTTATGGTTTAGGAAAAGAAAGAACTTTAGAAGACTACGAGCTTTACGCTGGTATAAATTTTAGAAATCAGAGCGTTACTGTTAATTGTAAACAGAATCATTTTCCTCCGGGGCACAAGGACGATTTAATATATACAGAAAAAAAAACACATGCTGTAAAGTTAAATAAAAATGATTTCCCATACAACGATTATGCTTTTGCTATATTAGTATTAGAAGATATCAAAGGCGCTGTTGTTCACAATGAAACAATAGGTATAGACACTATTAAAGCTCTTCAGGAGAGCTCTAATGCATTTATTAATTTTAATAGTATAAGTACCGCAAAAAAACCTTTAAGGTATTTTGTGTGGGGTTATAGTGAAGACCATGGATGGGGTGATAAACTCATCAGTTATTTTTAGTAAATTTGTATAACTAAAATATATACTATGCCTAATTATACACTTACATATAGCGAGACATCTAAAGGCTGGCCTTCATTTTATTCATTTGAACCTGAGATGATGAGCGGTATGAATAATTATTTATATTCTTTTTCTGGAGGAAATATTTATCAGCATAACACTAATGCTGTAAGGAATAATTATTATGGTGTGCAGAGTTATTCTGAAATAACCAGTGTTTTTAACGAAGATCCTTTAGTAAACAAGATATTTAAAACAATAAATTTAGAATCAAACGCCGCATGGGCATCTGCACTAGAGACAGACTTACCTAACACAGGTTTAATTGGTTTAGAATGGTTTGTTCAAAAAGAAGGCGACTGGTTTGCCTACATAAGAAGTGTTGGGGGTGATCCAGCAGCGCTTACAGAGTACGCCTTACGATCAATGAATGGTATAGCACAGAGTTTGTCTGTAACAGGAACTGCTAATACTCCAATTATAAATTTTGCTACTACTATAAATATAGGGAATATAATAAGTATAGGAGATAGCCTGTATTCTGTTAACCCTCCTTACACGGGTCCTACCTTAGTGGGAACGGTAACGGATATAGAGGCTGACCTAGTTAATAATATAAACAGGATTACGGTAGATGCAACAGTGGCTGGTGGTGCAGCACCCACACTTCAAGACTCTTTTATTTTATATATTAAAAATCAAGAGGCTGAGTCACATGGACTCTTAGGACACTACTTGAGGTTTATTCTTCAAAATAATGCAACGATAGCAACTGAGCTGTTTGCTGTAGAGTCTCAAGTTATAAAAAGCAATCCTTAAAAATTAGTATCTTTGTTTAGAAATGAGTTTTAACATAAGACCATTAGTAGAAACAGACTACGACGCAATACTCGTGGGCTGGTGGAAGGACTGGAAATGGACTCCACCTCTGCAAGACTTCCTACCTGATAATGGTAAGGGAGGTATAATGGTTTTAGATAATGATATACCTGTATGTGCAGGTTTTGTATATATGACAAATTCAAAAGTTGCCTGGGTGGATTGGATTATTTCTAGTAGAGATTATAGTAAGAAACCACAGCGTCAACAAGCTTTAAGTTTGCTCATTAAAACATTAACAGACACATGTAAGACTAGCGGTAACAAGTTCTGCTATGCACTGCTTAAAAGTAAAAGTCTAATTAAAACATATGAGGACCTTGGGTATACGGCAGCAGATAATTACTCACAAGAAATGATAAAAAAATTATAATATGGCAGCAGCAACAGCAATCATAGGCACAGCAGTGTCGCTAAGAGGAGCAGCAATGAGTTTTGCTCAAGCCACTAAGCAGGGTAAACTACAACAACAAGCGGAGCGAGATGCTGAAAAAGCAGTAGAGGCTGCTCGTGCTAAGTTAGAGGAAAACTTTTACGAAGGGCTAGACATCAATCTAAAGTCTTTTGAGCAAGAGCGTGATTCTTTGGCGGGAGTAGGTGAGAGGCTAGTGCAAGCAGGTCAGGAAGGAGAACGTGGAGCAGGAGCAATCGCTGGAAGAGTTATGCTGGGTATGCAACAAGGCGAGCAAGACATTACTAATAGACAGATTAATAGTTTAGAAAAGCTAGAACAGACTGTTGCTGGAGAAGAGTCAAGACTAGCAACCATGAAAGCTAATTTAGATTTGGGCGAAGCTCAAGGCGCTCAGATAGCTGCAGCGGATGCTGCTAAGAATCAAGCATCAGCAATGGCTGGAGGTGTACAAGGATTGGCTTCTGTAGGTACAAATCTTTTTGAAAGTAGTGAGCTTTATGGATCTAAAGAAGCTAAAGAAAAAGAACAAGCTAATATAGCGCAAAGACTGAATCTTGGAACGTATGATCAATATAAAGCTCAAGGAGGAAGATTGGATCTATCTGGTTTTGAAGCTATAGGAGGTAGGGAAAGAGGTCCTACTTTTTTAGATTCTATAAGAGGAAAAACTTCAAAATTTTTTAAAAGCATATTCCCAAGGTAATTAAGAAATAAATTATGGCATCATACTATAAGTACAAGTCTAGAGAAGGTGAAGATCAGATAGACTGGAGAAAAATAACTCAAGGGATAACAGATGATCTAACTAAAGTTGCAACGGAAAGAGAGGGTAAGCGTGAAGCAATAGACCAGGCGGTACTTACTAACCTAGAGACTATAGCTGATAAGCCTCAAGGGCAAGATGCTGCTCAGAATCAATTAATAGCCAGCTATGCAGATCAAGCTTCGTCTATTGCATTAGCTAATCAAAAATTATTAAAGTCTGGAGCTATAACCTTAAAAGAGTACACCGCGAGAACTAACACCGGAGGCTCATCGACTAAAAAACTTTTTGGTCTTTCTAAAAAATATCAAGATAACTATCAGGTTCACATGGACAGATTAAAATCTGTTGATGGTAAGCCACCTGTAGGGAGTCTTTTAGAGGGTGCATTTATACAGTATACAGAAGCATTTAGCAATCCTGATAACACTAGATATTATATGGACCCCGCTACAGGAGAAGCATTTTTAGCTAAAGTTAGCCAAGAAGGTGACAAGGGAAGAGTACAGAAGATAGACGGAAAAGCTTATTCATTAATGAATGTGAGTACTGCGGAAAATACAATTGACAGAACTATTAATCGATATCAGTCTGATGCAGTGGCTAATAATTTAGCAGATCAAGCTGGTTCATTTCTTAAAGTGATTAATCTTGATGGCGTGAAGACTGAGGAAAATGCTTTTAAAAGAATGTTCGGTCTTGATGGAAAAGGTAATACGATAGAGACTGAAATGACAGAAGAAGGAAGATCTGTTTTAAATCAAATCAAAGCAACCTTTGCTTCAGACATGGACTATGCTAGTATGCTAACGGACACTATGGGCAAAGCGGCTATAGCTAAAAATGCTGATGGCACTTACACCAACATTATTACTAATCAAAAGTATGAAGGTAAACCAGGGGATGCCGTAATTTTTGAAACTATTAACGGGCAACAACAGCCTAAGCAAAGTGATAACTGGGATAAGCAAAAGAAAGAAGCTGAGATGGCTGTGTTAAATCAGATCAGAACTAAGCTTGACATCAAAGAGACTGCGATGCCTGATAAAGAAATTGCGAGAGCGAATTTAGCGTTAAGAAAACAGGAGCTTGATGAAAGAATTTTGGCTCGTAAACAAAATGGAAAACAAACGGTAGAAAGCACAATAATGGCAGATGCTAAATCTTACTTAGAAGAAAATATTTTATTAACGGCTTTAGAACAAAGCGATGATACTGATGTAATTTCTTCAATTAATGGAGTTATAAGTGAATTCGGTATTTCACTAGATAATCCTATTAATTTAATAGATGGACAGAGTATTAGATTGACTCAAGTAAATGAAAAAGGCGAAGAAGTAACTGAAGAAATTTTACTTCCTTCTGATAAAAGCAGAGACATACTTTTATCTGAAGCTCCAAATTCAGAGGCTGCTAAACAATCAATTATAACTTTTATTTTAGAAAATGTAAACGCTAGATCTTTGTCTGCTTTAAAAAATAAATTAAAGCCAGCATCTCAAGAAACTAAACCCGAAAATCCGGGAGGTGCGGGTGATTTTAATAAAGGAACAGAATGATGGATGAAAAAGCATTACAGTACGCGTATGATTTATTCAAAGCTGATGGTTATAAAGACAGTATAGATGATTATAGAAATCTTTTAAGCACAAACACAGAGGCTTTAGATTACAGTTATAAATTATTTAAAGACGATGGTTATAAAGACTCTCCTAATGACTTTAAAAATTTATTAGGAATACAAGAGCCCTTAAAAAAAAAAGAAATTTCTGGGGAATCAGAATTGGTGGATGGTTCTTTGGTCTCGCAAGACTTGTTCGACACAACTAAAGAGTTTGATGCACGTATAAATCTTATAGACGAATCTTTTACAGACAAATCAGAAGAATACGCGGTTCCTGAATTACAAGAAAATTTTAAACAGTACGGATTTGATTTTGAGGAGAACGCTCCTGGAATGGATTCAGTTAAAATTCTAGCCCCTAAAGATGAGCAAGGAAATAGAAAAGAGCTTGAGATACCTTTAAAACAAAGAAAAGTAACAACAGGTGGATTTGGAACTAATGTTTATTCTCCTGAAATTCAAGATGAACTTAACAAACAAAACGCTAAAAAGCTTCAAGATTTTTTAAAGAATAACAAAATTAAAACTCAAGGCAACTGGATCAAAGACGCAGAAAAAGGATGGGTAAAAGAACAGAAAAACATACTTACAGAGCAAGAGGTAGAGCAAAGAGTTAAAGAAATTAATGACATTGAAGAACAATTCAATGTTTCTAAAATTAAATTTTTAGAAAATAAATTTGAA